AGGCCGGGCCGGGCCGGGCCGGGCAAGGCTAGGCTAGGCTGGGCTGGGCTGGGCTGGGCTGGGCGAGGCATGGTTTCCGGCAAGGCGCGGTGCGGGCGGGGCTGGCGTGGCAGGGCGAGACAAGGCAAGGCAAGGCGTGGGTTTATGGATGGGCGAGGCGAGGCGCGGCAGGGCGAGGCATGGAATAAAACGTCAACCATTATCCTGATTAATCATCAGGATATCTAATAACCTCCTCCCTTATATAGGCGGGGCCGTATATGAGTGGCCCGAATATCAGGCCCGGCCCCGCAAATTTCTTTAAAGAAACGAGGTGCGAAACATAGCCCTTAAATTGAAGAAGGCAAAAAATGAACCAAGAAAAATGAAACGCCTTATTTGGAAAAACGCCTGGAAGTACAGCCGCAACCAGATGAAAGGTACTACCCGCAAAGAACAAAGGCAATATTGGCGCAAACTCTGGAATGAGCTGAGAAGGCCAAACATTGAAAACAGAGGAGATCGGTATCTCAGGCGGCTTGAGAAGAGACACCCGGAGTTGAGGAAACAGAACGTAAGTTAACTCTAAAATTTCTTTAAACGAAAGGACCATAAAACAATGAAAGCAACAGGAATAGTCCGGCGTCTCGACGACCTAGGCAGGGTTGTAATCCCGAGAGAGCTGAGGAAAACCTTGTTTCTGCCAGAGGGCGCGCCTATGGAATTTTTTGTGGAGAACAGGCAAATCATCCTGAGGGAATATCAGTCTCCCATATGTAGCCGCTGCGGCGGTGAAGACGCAGAGCCGGTAATGCTCTGCAAGAAATGTGCAGGTGATCAATGCGAAAGTTAATTTGTCCGGAGTGTAAGGAGCCCTATTACTCTGCTGCATCGTTGGAACATTTGGTAAAGCCGACATGCGACTGCGGAGGAAGGCTGAAAGAGGATCCAGAGAAGGGAGGTGTGCATCACGAAGAACATAGACATGCAGATAAAGGACAACATCTTGACCGTCGTTGTTGATTTAACAAAGAGCTTTGGCGTTTCTACTTCCGGCAAATCCATAATCATTGCCTCAAGCGAAGGAAACGCAGAAATACCGGGAACAGCAGGAATCAAAATAGGCCTGAACGTGTTCCAGAAAGCCTAGAGAGGACAAGGCCTAAAATGAACGAACCTGATTTCAATTTCAAAGAGGCAGCCTACTACGCAGTAAGAGAAGACTTCAATGATTCTATAAAACCAGGCTATATAGACCAAAAAAATGATCTCCTAATCAGAAAAGCGATAGCCTACGTTGAAACAAACGGCTTTCCCTGCGAAGTCATCGGAGTAGAAATTAAATCTCTGGCCAGAGCAGCCAGGCGCAGGATTGAATTAGACAAAAAGAACCCCGGGCAATAGCTCACCCGGGAAAGTAAAAACAACTCAATCAAATTATAAAGAAAACGGAGTGAAAAATAAATGGCCTATACAATCAACGTCAATATCAACGCCCCAGATTTATCAGCAGCCGTTCAAGCGCTTGCTGCTGCTCTGGCCTACCCAAAAGCCGTACAGGCTTGTGACAAAGGCGAACCCACGCAAACTCCTGATCAGAACATCATAGCCACAAATGAAGAGGTCAAAGCCGTATTGGAAGAGACTGTTGAACAGGTAGCCGATCCGGTCAACGAAGACCCGCCTTTTGAAACTCCTGTCACTCTCGAACAGGTCAGGGCTAAACTTTCAGCCCTATCCCAAGCAGGCAAGCAGGCCCAGGTTAAAAAGTTGATTACCGACCTCGGAGCTGCCAAGCTGACCGAGATACCCGCTGAGAGATACGCTGAATTACTTGCCAAAGCGGAGGAACTTTAATCAATGTCTGATCATGCAATCCTGGCAGCTTCAGCATCCCATAGATGGCTTTCCTGCCCTCCCAGCGCTCTGCTTGAACGGGAGTTCCCTGAAGAGACTAGCAGCTATGCCTCGGAAGGTACGCTTGCCCATAAGATAGCCGAACTCAAACTTAACCGATCTTTGCTGAAGAAAGTAAAGGCAGGTCCCTATAAGAAAAAACTCGAGTTTTTCCAAGCAGATCCCTTGTACTCAACCGATATGGAAGCCTACTTGGAAAACTACACGTCTGTTATATCAGAACGCTTCATGAATGCAGTAAATGCCTGTCCTGACAGCCTGATCCTACTAGAACAGAAACTGGACTTCTCCAAATGGGTGCCGTTCGGTTTCGGCACCGGTGATGTAGTAATTATCTCCGACGACACCCTGGAAGTAATTGACCTCAAGTATGGTAAGGGCGTGCCCGTCTCAGCCACAGAAAACCCACAGACCAGGCTTTACGGCCTGGGCGCTATAGCTTCTTTTAATATGCTCTACGACTTTTCCAAAGTCAGAATGACCATCGTCCAGCCCCGCCTTGACAGTCTCTCGACTGAAGAAATGACGGTCGAGGAGCTCCTGACCTGGGCGGATGAATATGTGGAACCCCGTGCAGCTCAGGCCTTTGCCGGCAAAGGAGAGTTTTGTGCAGGTGAGCACTGCCGCTTTTGCAGAGCCCGGCAGACTTGCAGGGCAAGGGCGGAAAACAACCTGGAGCTGGCCAAGTACGACTTCCAGCAGCCGCCGCTCCTGTCTGATGATGAAATCTCGGACATACTGACCCGGGCGGATGAGCTGCAGAAGTGGGCTGCCGATGTCCAGGCCTATGCCCTTGACCAGGCAGAGAACCACGGCAAGAAGTGGCCCGGATGGAAGCTTGTCGAGGGACGCAGCAACCGGAAATACACCGACGAAGATGCTGTCGCCAGGGTGCTGGTTGCTGCCGATTACCCAGAGGATAAAATTTATGCACCTCGGGAGCTGTTCGGTATCACTGCTATGGAAAAGTCAATCGGCAGGAAGCCTTTTAACGAACTGCTCAGCGAATTAGTTATCAAACCTGCCGGCAAGCCTACCCTCGTTCCCGAGTCGGACAAGCGTCCGGAGATACAGTCAATCGCTTCAGCAGTGGAAGACTTCAGCGTTTTAAATTAAGGAGGAAATATAAATTGGCAACTCAAGCACAAACTAAAACACCGGATACCAAAGTAGTGACAGGAAAAGTAAGGTTCAGTTATGCACACTTATTTCAGCCCAAAGCAATCATAGAGGGCCAGGAACCGAAGTACTCGGTGTGTATCCTGATCCCGAAGAGCGATAAAGAAACACTGCGCAAGATTAAAGCTGCGGTTGACGCCGCCAAACAGGCAGGATTAAGCCTGTGGGGAAATAAGTTGCCCCCAAGCCTGAAACTACCCCTGCGTGACGGAGATGTGGACAGGCCAGATCAGCCGGAATACGCCGGGCATTATTTCTTGAATGCAAGTTCCAAACAGAAGCCCGGCATTGTGGACAAGAACGTCAATGAGATCCTTGACCAGACAGAGGTTTACTCAGGCTGCTACGGCCGGGCCAGTATTAATTTCTTTGCTTTCGACCGGGCTGGGAATAAGGGCATTGGCTGCGGGCTGAATAATGTCCAGAAGTTGGCAGACGGTGAATCGTTAAGCGGGCGTACCAGGCCAGAAGATGACTTCGATGAGGTTGCCGAGGAAGACGATTTCCTGGGCTAAAAAAATAATAGCGGGCGGGTGGATTATTACCCGCCCATGCTATAAACGGAAGGTGCAGAAATGGATGCAACGGACCTGTTAATCAAGAGGCTGGATAAGAGAGGCGTTAACGCTTCCCTTGCTCCTGTAATAAAGATTGTACAAATATCTTTTGCCGGCAACATGGAGGTTCTCTATGACTTTTTCACAGACTTGGAACTCCAAGTAGGCGATCCAGTTGTCTGTGATACGGTCAGAGGCTACAGCGTAGGGAAGGTTGTCGACATAATCGAGAGGTCAAGTAAAGCAACTAACTGGATAGTTCAGAAGGTTGATGTCGAAGGGCACAAAAGACGCCTACAACGTGAACGGGACAGAGAAATAGAAGAAATGCTGGGGTAATTGAAATGCCTACACTCTGTATAGACTTGGAAACCTATTCATCCGTAGATTTAAAAAAATGCGGGGTATATGCCTATACCGAAGCCCCGGATTTTGAAATACTTCTCTTCGGCTATGCCTTTGATAACGAACCGGTGAGGGTATTAGACCTGACCGGAGGTAAGAATCTTCCTAGTCATATAATTGAGGCGATATTTGATTCAAGCATTATCAAGACTGCGTTCAATGCAAACTTCGAACGCGTCTGTTTATCAAGGCGTTTTTTACGTGATGAAAAATTACTTCCGGACAGTTGGCGCTGCACTCAGGTTCATGCGCTGACACTCGGGCTGCCGATGCGCCTAGAGGACGTGGCCAAAGCTCTGAAATTGCAGCAGCAAAAAGACACTGCCGGCAAAGCCTTAATCCGGTATTTCTCCGTCCCTTGCAAGCCAACAAAAACAAATGGCTACCGAACCAGGAACCTACCCGAACATGCCCCCGAGAAGTGGGAGCAGTTTAAGGAGTATTGCCGGCAGGACGTGGTAGTTGAAAGAACAATCCGGGAAAAACTTCTGCGTCATCCTATTTCAGCTTTTGAACAAAAGCTCTGGAACCTTGACCAGATCATCAACGACAGAGGCGTATTCGTAGACCTCAGCCTGGTCAAAAATGCGATAGCCTGTGATACGACATACCAGCAACAGCGGATGGAGGAAGCAATCCGGCTGACTGGCCTGGACAACCCTAAAAGCGTTTCACAGTTGAAATCCTGGCTGCTGGAGACTGACGGCCTGGAGGTGGAAAGCCTCAATAAAGAGACCGTCCCGGAGCTGCTTAAGCAGGCAGAAAGTGAAACAGTCAAACGGGTACTCGAACTACGTCAGGAGATGTCCAAGACCTCAGTCAAAAAATATGAAGCTATGGATCGAGCGCACTGCCTGGACAACAGGATCCGGGGAACAATGCAATTCTACGGGGCTAACAGAACGGGAAGGTGGTGTATAGCTGAGGGGTCCTTAGTCAGGGTGAGAACTAAGGAGAGCGTAATATGTGATAAACCGATCGAAAGAGTTCTAATAACCGATAAAGTTTGGGACGGTAGCACATGGGTTAATCATAACGGAGTAGTATTCAGTGGAGAAAAAGACGTTATCGAATGGGACGGTATCACAGCCACACCTGAGCATACCGTCTGGGTAGGACCAAACGAAAAAATGGCACTGAGTGACGCAAGAAAACATGAAAGGAAACTATGGTGCGGCGATAATGTACGGGATATATAAAATTACTTCACCTTCTGAAAAGAGTTATATCGGCCTTACTAAATCAAGCATCCAAGAGCGTTGGAGGCAGCATAAGAGAAGGGCCTTCGACGAGGACCGCAACCATCCGTTTTATAACGCTATTCGTAAATACGGCCCTAATAGTTTTAAGGTTGAATTGCTTGATACGGCTCCTAATAAACCGGCGGCACAAAAACTAGAACGGTTCTATATAGCCCAGCAGCCCCTTGAGTTGTCGTATAACATCTCACCAGGAGGAGAGGCTGACGGCGAAGCAGGAGGTAGAATATTTTGGGATAAAATGGCTGCAAATCCTGGGCTGAAGGAACAATACGTAAAAAAGTTATCAGACATTAAACGCGCTAGTGATTGGTCGGACTATGAAGCCCTATCTCAGAAAGCAGCACAGTGGCGTAAGGATAATCCGAGAGAGGCATATAAAGCATCACGACGAGCTTTAAGAATAGCTAATAAAACTAAAGCTAAGGCTAGAATCGGAGCCAAAAAGGAAGAAGACACGCGCCTTTTAAAAGAGAAGCTTCTATGGAAGCATAAAAGATCAGTTAAAACAAGAGAAAACGCTTTTGCTCTATGGGAGCGTAGAACAAAAGCGCAAAAAGAAGAGATAGCTACAAAAATATCAGGCAAAGCAAAAACACGCTGGGAGAGTATACAAGACCCAGAAGAAAGAGCGAGAATAACTGCTGATGCGAGAAAGGCAGTTGATCGCAAAAAGCAAGGTCCGGCGGCAAGCAGAGGTTTAAAGAGCTTCTGGGAGGACCTTAGAAAAGATCCAGAACAATATAAGGCCTACATAGAGCAACGTAAAGCCACATTAAAACGCACTCTTGAAAGGAAAAAAGGGAAATGAGAACCTATGATATTCTCAATGCCGGGCCAAAGAACAGGTTCATGGTAAACGGTAGAATAGTCTCAAATTCAGGAAGGTTAGTGCAAATTCATAATCTCCCGCAAAACCATTTACCTGATCTAGACGCTGCCAGAAAGCTCCTGCTTAAAGGTGATTACGAGACTATTGAACTGCTGTTCGGTGACACGCCAGACACGCTTTCCCAACTCATACGGACGGCATTTATTCCTGAAGAGGGCTGCAGGTTTATTGTGACAGACTTCAGCGCAATCGAGGCACGAGTCATTGCCTGGTTGGCCGGGGAGAAGTGGCGGATGGACGTCTTTAACTCACACGGAAAAATTTACGAGGCGTCAGCCGCTCAAATGTTTAAGGTACCCGTGGAAAGTATAACAAAAGGAAACCCGCTCCGGCAGAAAGGTAAAATAGCAGAATTGGCGCTTGGCTATGCCGGCGGAGCGGGGGCGCTTATCTCCATGGGCGCTTTAAAAATGGGCCTGGCTGAAGAAGAGTTGCCTGACCTGGTAAAGGCCTGGCGGCAAGCTAATCAAAATATCGTAAGGTTCTGGCATGACGTGGAGAGCGCTGCTATAAAAGCTGTCACAGAAAAAGCTACAGTAGTGCTTCAATACGGTCTGGCCTTCATTTATGAGTCAGGGGTACTGTTCATCCGGCTGCCCTCGGGACGGCGCCTCGCTTATGTCCGGCCAAGGATGGAAATTGACCGGCGATTTGACCGGCTGGGATTGACCTATGAAGGCTATGAAAAAGGCAAATGGAGCCGGTTAAGAACATATTCCGGGAAGCTCGTCGAAAATATTGTGCAAGCAACGGCCCGTGACTGCCTGGCCGAAGCCCTGCTGAGGCTTGATCATAACGGTTACAGAGTTGTTTTCCATGTGCATGACGAAGCTGTTTTAGAGGTACCGATCAGCCAGGGCGATTTAAAGACGGTTAATGAAATTATGGGATCACCTATCGACTGGGCCCCCGGTCTGCCTATGAAGGCTGATGGTTTCGAGAGTTTTTATTACATGAAAGGTTAGGGTAGCCAATGGAATCCGAGTACAGCGAAGAGTTTGACAGACTGCGTAAAAACAGGATGCTGACAAGCTATTACAAATACGGCCCGTTAAAAGAAAACTGTAAGCCCGGGATGGTAGACATGATCGCCAGCCTGGAAAAGAGGCTGGACGCCTACAAGAGGACAGGAAACACGGAGTTTTTATGTGACGTAGCTAATTTTGCGATGATCGAATTTATGTACCCCCAGCACCCGGACGCCCACTTCAGAGCGACCGACAGTGACGAAAGCCCGGGAATTGTAGGGATCACTATAAACGAATTAATGGGAGAAAGCTAATGAAGCGATACGAATTCGAACAAAAACAAAGTCTGCCTTACGAAGCTAAACTCAACCATGCGATATTCAAGGCACAGGAATTCTACAATCACCTGCAAGGTGATGTTTGCTGCTCAGTTGGTGGGTTAGACAGCATTACGCTTTTATTCTTTCTGCGCAGATTTGTAAGCAAGAGCATTCCCGGAGTGTCGGTGTCAGCTCTTGAAGATAAAAGTATTCAGAGAGTACACCGGCAGCTTGACAACATGATTTTTCTGAAGCCTTACAAAAGCAAAGTACAGGTCATAAGAGAATTCGGGTTCCCCGTTATTAGCAAGATGAAAGCCCGAAAAATTGAGCACTTACAAAAGCCGAATAACCCAAAACTGACTTATGTTCATGCCTTGATGACCGGCGATATGGGGGCGCAGGGTAAATTTCAGCACAGCGACAAAATCAAATTGCCCGATAAATGGCTAAAGCTTTTTGGCGGCCTATATAACGACCATAGACCAGATCTAGAATGTAAAACCGCTCCTTTCAAAGTATCAGACCGGTGCTGCTATTGGATGAAAGAAAAGCCGGCAGATGATTTTGCGAAGCAAAACGGATTGAGTCCATATCTAGGACTTATGGCTGCGGAAGGAGGGCAACGGGAATTAGGCCTGATAAAGAACGGCTGCAACTACTACGGCAAAACCGTCACCCGTAGCTGCCCCTTTGCGATATTCAGCAAAACTGACCTTCTGCAATTGGCGCTGTATCTTGAGGTTCCGGTACCAGAGATTTACGGCGAAATCGTGGAACTGCCCGACGGGACACTGGACACTACTAGAGCGAAGAGAACCGGCTGCACCATGTGTGGTTTTGGAATTCACATTGAAAAACGTCCGCACCGGTTTGACAGACTGAGGGAAGATAACCCCAAGGAATGGCAGTTCTGGATGTACAAAATGGGCTGGGGGCAAGTCTTGGATTACATCGGTGTTAAGTGGGAAGAGCCTTATATAAACAATTGAAAGAAGGATGACCATGTACCTTCGTAAACTCACGGATGATGAAAACGAATTTATCCAGGAGGCCAAACGGAAAGCCAATAAAATACTCACAGCAAATAGAAGAAGCATAACTGCAAAGCTTAATTCCAAGGTTACCTATCCTAATGAAATACCAGCCTTAGAAAAAGAACTGAGAAAGAACAGACGCATTATTGGAAAGCCCGTATTCCTCAAGATAGCCGGCAAGATAATGTCTACAGACTATGAGCGGCTGGAAAGATTGGATAAACTTCTTAATCCCCAGCAATGGGCCAGGACTATAGCCATTAAAAAGGATGAAAACGGATACCCCCTGCTGGAATTGATTTACTGGAGGCATAAGGACAGGTTGCAGACCGGAACAATAGTTTTATATGAGCTGCCCCAGTATCAACTGGATCTGCTCGGAACTTTACCCGTTATTGAAATTAGTTAGGTGATGAAGGATGAACAGTATATCAAGATACAGGACAGGAGATCCCCGCTTCGGCCTTGAGCGGGACGAGCCGGCAAACGGGCCGGTGGAAACCTACACTCTGACGTCGGAGGAAATCGCTGCAAAGTACGGGGCGCCGAAAGTAAGGCCGAACACTCCTTACCAAGAAAAGCAGATCGTTATTACCCGGGAGGAACTGACCTCCGTCCTGCGCCGGAGCCAAAGCTGGAGTATAGCGATGAAAGAGCTGGGCATTGGCAGACACCAGATGCTGCGCCTTATGGAGGCGTACCAAATCAATCCTGGTAGCTGGAAGAATAAAAAGGAGGAGAACCAAGTGGAAGCTTATGTCCCGTCAAAAGATGAAACCACAAAGACACGCTATGAAATAGGCAAAGATCTGCTGCCGAGAGAAAGGATGATCAACCTTAAAACGGAGGGCAAAACAGACAAAAAAATTTATGAACAGCTCAACATAGCCGCAGATGTCTTTTACCGCCTCAAGCGGGAATACGGGCTAATGGATGAGAAACAGCCGGCAGAAGAGCCGGAAAAGCTGCTTACTATCGAAGAGGCTTTAAAGCTCAGGGATGAGCTTAGAAGCAAGGCAGATATGATCGATGAGCAGTTAGCCACTATCAGGATCAAGGTCGTTTAAGAAGGAGGCACTAAGTTAAAATGCAGAACTCGCTTGATGACCTAAATAATCACCTGTTCGCCCAGCTGGAACGCCTGGGTGACGAAGAGCTGAACGGTGAAAGACTGCAAGAAGAAATCATCAGGGCGAAAGCCGTATCGGACATTGCTGGCCAGATAATTTCAAATGGCTCTTTGGTATTAAAAGCCAGAACTTTTATTGAGGAATACGGTCTCAGGGAAAAGACTGATAAGAAGATACCGCCGATGCTTAAGGCTGATTTTCTGAGGGAGTAAGATGAACCGTAAATACACCCAAGAGCATATCGATTTTCTAGCAGCCAACATTTCCGGATGTCCTTTTAAAGCCTTGACAGCCAAGTTTAATGAGCGGTTCAGAATGTCGATAAGCGTTTCAGCCATGGTAACTCTTACCAACAAACACGGTCTGCATAACGGGATAGATTCCCGGCTTAATAAAGGGCATGAGCCGACCCAGTTTAAAAAAGGATTAATTCCATGGAATAAAGGTTTAAAGGGTACTGGCGGCTGGGAACCAACGCAATTCAAGAAAGGCCACATACCCGGAAATTACAAACCTGTCGGCACTGAACGGGTAAACGGTGATGGCTATGCCGATATCAAGGTCGCAGACCCGAACAAATGGAAAGGAAAGCACGTCCTGATCTGGGAGACTGTCAACGGACCTGTTCCTCCCGGACACGTAATTATATTCGGTGATAGTAATAACAGGAATTTTGATCTCGGGAACCTAATCCTTGTATCCCGGAAGCAACTGGTAAGGCTGAACCAGCACGGCCTAATTAAAGACGATACCGATCTGACAAAAACAGGAATTATCATAGCAGACATTCAGAACCGGATAGGTGAGCGGAAAAGAACTAAGAAGAAAGGAGAATAGTCGTGCCTCAAAAGACACTGGAACAAATTCTTAACGACCTGATTGACCTGAATAAATACCTGGACGGTAATTATGCCCTTGAAGAAAGTATTTCTGATTTAAGCGATTACATATCCGCTGAAGACGAAAAAAAGGCTGCCAAGGGCTGGGTAAAAGGTACTGGAGAATTAAAGACCAGAAAAGATGATCCAATAACCGTCGAGGTCTACCGGAACAAAGATTATCCCGGTGTGATGATCCATAGAGCCTACGGATATAACAGTGATCTCCTGTCTGGTTATGCCCTTTCGCATGAAAAATCAGGGCTCAGAATAGGTGGAAAATGGCCCAATATGCGTAAAGCTGTTAAAGCTTTTCTTGATCATGCGTCAAAGGTTAACTGGGACAGACCGACAGAGGAGATATTAAAAGACCCTGAAGCCGTCGAAGCGGCTAAGAAATTGAATACATAGGAGGTAATTATGAGCTGGATTGAAACTTAGTAGACAATAAAACCAGTCTGGTAAAGAACGTCAAGAACGGGTGAGAAAATGAAGCAAGATCCGAAAACCCCAGATACCCCAATTAAACGTAAATTAAAGCACGACGGTACTGTTACCATCGCCACGGGCCGCAGCCGGAAGGAAACGAACTGGAAGAACCGGGAGATGCTCTGGTCTGAGCTGGTCTCCCGGTTAAGCCAGACCACACGAACCCAGGAGACATATGACGAGTACCGGAAAATGACCAAGGCCCAGCAGGATGAGCGGAAAGACACGGGAGGTTTTGTCGGTGGAACGCTGAAGGGCGGCCGGCGGAAGACTGAGGCAGTGGTCTGGCGCCAGGTCATTACCCTGGATGCCGATTATGTCCAGGGCGACTTCTGGGCAGCTGTGGAGACAATGTTCGGCTATGCCTGTGTCATATACTCAACCCACAAGCATAGCCCTCAGAACCCACGGCTGCGCCTGGTCTTTCCCTTATTACGCCCTGTCACTCCGGATGAATACCCGGCAGTGGCCCGGCGGATAGCTGCAGACCTCGGGATAGACTTCTTCGACGACACTACTTACCAGCCGCACCGGCTGATGTACTGGCCGTCTACAGCTCTGGACGGGGAGTACGTCTTTAAGTGCCTGGATGAGCCTTGGTTAGACCCCGATAAAGTTCTGGCCCGGTATCCTGACTGGCGGGATCCGTCATACTGGCCAGAGTCCTCAAGGACAATAGCTGAACGCAAGAAGCAGGCGGACAAGCAGGGGGACCCGCTGGAGAAGCCGGGCATGGTCGGCGCCTTCTGCCGGACTTATACAATATCGGCAGCAATTGAGGCCTTTCTGGAGGACATTTACGCCTCAAGCGGAGAGTGGCGGTATACCTACCTGCCCGGTACCACTACGGGGGGCCTGGTCGTTTATGACAATGATTTGTTCGCTTACTCACACCATGGGACGGACCCGATCAGCGGCAGGCTGGTCAATGCCTTCGACCTGGTCAGGCTGCATAAGTTCGGTGACCTGGACGATGCAGCCGAGCCCGGGACACCGGTAAATAAGCTTCCTTCATATACGGCAATGCTGGAGTTCTGCCAGGCTGATGACCAGGTCAGAAGCTCACTCGGAGAAGAACTCTTGGCCAGGGCTAAAGAGGACTTCAAAAGCAGTGAAGAAAGCTGGGCAAAGCGCCTGGAATATAACAAAAGGGGAGAAATAGTAACCTCCCTTGCCAACCTGGTCCTTATACTACGCAATGACCAGAACTTAAAAGGCATAGCTTACAATTCTCACAGGGGCGCAATAGTGCTACTGGAGAAGATGCCTTGGCGCAAACCGGGGGAATGGCAGGGACCGGATTGGTGCGACGATGACGATGCAAGCCTGAGAGTCTATTTAGAAAAAATATATAAGATATGGACTCCGCCTAAATTAAACGACGCACTGGCAGCGGTAAGCCACGAAAGGGCCTTCCATCCTATCCGTGAATACCTGGAAAGCCTTCCGGAGTGGGATGGTATCCCTAGAATAGAAGAACTGCTCATAGATTACCTCGGTGCCCAGGACTCTGTCTATGTTCGGGCAGTGACTAAAAAGACTTTAGTAGCTGCAATTGCCAGGGTGATGACGCCGGGCTGTAAATTCGACTATATGCTGGTCCTTGTAGGGCGGCAGGGTATAGGGAAAAGCACCCTATTTACCCAGCTTGCCGGCAAGTGGTTTAACGATTCGCTCAATATGAATGACATGAAGGATAAGACGGCCGCCGAGAAATTACAGGGGTACTGGATCCTGGAGATAGGTGAGCTTGCCGGTTTTAAAAAGGCTGAAGTGGAAGCAGTGAAGTCTTTCTTAAGCCGGCAGCGTGATATTTACAGGCCTTCATTCGGCCGCCGGACAGTGGAGCATCCGCGGCAGTGCATCATCGTCGGCAGCACCAATAATGACACTGGATTTTTACGGGATAGTACCGGCAACCGTCGTTTCTGGCCGGTAACTATTGTAGGGGTGCCGGAAGATAAAGCATCCTGGAATTTAGGTATTGATACAGTAAATCAGATATGGGCTGAAGCTCTGCAGGCCTGGACAGATGGGGAGAAATTATATCTCGAAGGGGAAGCAGCTGCAGAAGCTTATGAACAGCAGAAGCTTGCTATGGAAAGCGACGAGCGCCTCGGTATGATTAAGGATTTCCTGGAGATGTCGCTCCCGGAAGACTGGGAGTCAAAGAGCCTAAACGAGAGAAGGCTGTTCATCCACGGCGGGGACTTTGGCAGCGCCGCAGCTGGGACTGTACAGCGTGACCGTGTCTGTATAGCTGAAATTTGGTGTGAGCTATTTGAGAATGATTTGGCGGTTATCAAGAGGTTTGAAATAGATGAATTACATGGATTAATGAGGCAGATCGACAACTGGGAGAAACATATAGGTAATAAAGACGGTAAAATGAAATTTCAATTATATGGAAGTCAAAGAGCCTATATCAGAGTTGCCGATGAAAGATATCCGGTTGCCGAAGTTGCCGAAGTTGCCGAAGTTGCCGATAGAATTTGACGTCTATCAAAATATAGAAATTAGAGAAGGTATATCACGGTTGCCGAAGTTGCCGAAGTTGCCGATAAAATTTGACACATATTAAAAATATAGAAAAAAGCTGAATAAGTTGTCGATGCTTATTGACGATCGGCAACCGCTTAAAGCTAGATACAGCAAGGGTTAGAAAGGCTGGTTGCCGAGGTTGCCGAGAATTATATAAGCAGTAATAAAAAATAGAGATAAATATATTTACACGTGCGCACACGCCTATACGCGCACACGCGTAAGAAACATCGGCAACTTCGGATCATCGGCAACCGGAGGTAAAAATGTGATAGAAAACACAATCGAACGTCGATTCAAAAAAGAAGTTGAAAAATTAGGTGGCAGAGCTTTAAAGTTCGTCTCTCCCGGAACATCAGGTATGCCAGACAGGATTATTCTTCTTCCCGGAGGTAAGGTAATATTCGCAGAGTTGAAAGCTCCCGGAAAAGACTTGAGACCGCTGCAGGAAAAAAGAGCGGATGAATTAAGAAATTTAGGTTTTTCGGTTTATAAAATAGCTTCAATCCAGGAAATAAGAAATTTCATCACAGAGGTATGTAAATGATCTACACACCGCATTTTTATCAAGCATATGCAACAAACAAAATAATTGGTCAAGAAGCCGTCGCCCTCCTTTTGGGCATGGGCCTCGGGAAAACTTCCATTACTCTTACAGCTGTTGATGAATTGCTTTACAACTATTTTGATGTCTCCCGGGTGCTGGTTATAGCTCCTTTACGGGTGGCGGAAGATACCTGGAGCCGTGAGTCGGAAAAGTGGGATCACCTACGGCATTTAAGAATAGCCAAAGTTCTGGGATCCGAGCAGCAGCGAATCGCCGCCTTGAATTCAAAAGCGGATATCTGGGTAATTAACCGCGAAAATACTGAATGGTTGGTTAACTACTACGGCAAGAAGTGGCCTTTTGACATGGTAGTGGTAGACGAGCTGTCGAGCTTTAAATCATCCAAGGCCAGAAGGTTCAGGGCTCTGCGGAAAGTCAGACCCTTGATAAAGAGGATTGTAGGATTAACTGGTACACCGGCACCGAATGGGCTTATGGACTTATGGGCGCAGATATATCTGCTTGATCGTGGTGAGCGGCTGGGCCAGACGATAACGGGGTACCGTGATCGTTATTTTAACCCCGGCAAGCGGAACCGTACTGTTATTTTTGATTGGGTACCTAAACCGGATGCAGAAAAAGCGATTTACGGGAAATTGGCTGACCTGTGCCTGAGTATGTCGGCCAAAGATTGGCTTGAATTGCCGGAGCGTATCGACAGGATCGTCCCGGTCAAGCTTCCGCCGGCGGCGAAGAAGCAGTATGAAAAGTTAGAGCGTGAACTGTTGTTACCTCTTGCCGGTGGGGATGTCGTTGCCGGCACGGCAGCCGTGTTGACAAATAAACTTTTACAGATGTCTAATGGAGCGGTTTATGATGAGTTCGGCAAGGCTAGGGAGTTTCATAATGCAAAACTTGAAGCCTTGGGAGATATTTTGGAGGCGGCGAATGGTAAACCGGTCCTCGTTTTTTACGCATACAGGCATGACTACGACAGGCTTAACTCTTTTTTACAGGGATATAGGCCAAGGGCGCTTAACACATCAGCGGATATTGAAGATTGGAATACAGGCCTGATCTCGGTAGCTCTGGCGCATCCGGCTTCCGCCGGGCACGGGCTGAACCTCCAGGCCGGGGGAAACATCATCGTTTGGTTCGGCCTCACCTGGTCGCTGGAAAGCTATGAGCAGGCTAATGCAAGACTGGACAGGCAGGGGCAGCAGGAGAGCGTTATTGTCCATCACCTGGTCGCTGAAGGCACAATTGACGAAGACGTGATGAATGTTCTGAATCGAAAAGCAACAGGGCAAAACGCTTTACTGGGAGCCGTGAAGGCAAGGATTGAAAGGATTGTGGCTTAAGATGATACAAGTTTATGACTTTGTTTTATACAGGCAGCCGGGTATTATCCAGGTTTTCCGGGAACGGTTCAGAACCCGCAAACCCCGGGCTTCTGCAAAGGTAAATATCAAGACCTGGGTAAATGACGGGCCGTTTGAGTGGTGGAAGGAAATTATGCAGGAGAAACCCAAGCGGGGAAGAGCAGGGGCGCTGCCGGGGGAGCGTGATGCCGGCTGAAATTATCTGACCAACTAATCAACGAAATAAAAATTCGTGCTCCTGAAATAGACCGGCTGAAGTTTGGAGAAATAACCCTGAAAGTGCAGGATGGGAAACTTGTTTGGGGAGAAATAAAAACAGTTTGGAAGGCTGACTCTAACAAAAGAGAGGCCTGAGCGTAAAAGCTTAGGCCTCTTTAATTTTATCCGGGAGGTGTGTGCCGTGAACAGACCAACATGCTGTGATAATAAAGAGTGTAATGCTTCATGCCCGCTTTACTTAACCTACTACGCTTCAAAGACTGAGTTTTGGAGTTGGTGGGGCAGAACAAGCCCTCCTGAGATAAGACAAAGAGAAGCAATACTGCAAATAGATGCGCCTCATGGAAAGCGCAGTAGTAAATCAAGCAAGAAGCGTAAGAAACGGCCAAAGAAGCAGATAATAGGGTTATATGAGGTTTGACATATTAGCATTGACAGTTTAATCTAATGTTGAATCGTGCGCCCATTAGGGCGCTATCTTTGTTTATGGAGCCTTTGGGCTCTTTTTGTTTGGCAGGGATAAGTCAGATGATGACAGTTATGGAAACTAAAGGTACTTCCTGACCAGTGCCACAGTGCGGGTCTTGCGAGGCCCGCTTTTCCACCCGATATATTCCAGTAATTACCAGTAACTTAGTAACGATAGTAAATAGGTGTTTACTAATATGAATGAAGAATATAAAACCATAAAAGACAAATTTTGCATAACCACTGGTGAACTGTGTAAGCAGCTCGGAATCAACCGGAAAACGCTCACTGCCGATTGGGAGCCGAAGGGCTGCCCGAAGGCTGCCCGAGGTTGGTGGCCGTTATGGGATATTCTCCGATGGCGGGGATTGATCGGCGGTACAAAGATAATCGACGAAGAACAGGCCGCTGAATCATCGTTTGCCCTGAAGAAGCTCAAGTATGAGGCTGAACTCAAGAAGCAGAAATCAGAAGAGGCAGCTTTTGAAAACGCTATTGCCCGAGGTGAGTACATACCGAAGGAGGAAATTACCGCTGAACTCAAGCGGTTTTTTGTTGTCCTACGGAGGTCTATGCTGGGATATAGTCGCCGGGTAACGACTGAAATTTCTCCCTTTGTCGATCCGGTAACAGCCAGGAGGATTGAAAAGATGATAACGGAGTTGACACTTGATGCCCTCGGGCAGATTAGCATCAACGGCGTCTACAAGGCGCCGAAGAAAAAAACAACCAGTTGAATGGTCTGCATGTATAAGCGATGCCCTGATAGTATTAAGACCTCCCGAACAACTCACGGTTTCGGAGTGGGCTGATAAATATCGGGTATTGGACGCTAAGACCTCAGCAGAGCCCGGTCAGTGGCGAACAATGCGGACGCCATACCTTCAGGGCATAATGGACGCTTTTACTGACCCAGATATAGAAGAGATAATTTTTTGTAAGCCTACCCAGACAGGGGGAACAGAGAGTCTTAATAATATTTTGGGTTATATCATAGGCCAGGACCCAAGTCCAACATTATTTGTATATCCTACGCTTGACCTGGCTGAGTTTACCAGTAAGAACCGGGTGCAGCCGATGATTAACCTATGCCCTGTTTTGAGAGAACGATACCAGGACAGGGATAGCAAGATCCTTGAGTTACAGTTCGATGGAATGTACGTCGTTTTATCCGGCGCCAACTCTCCGGCGTCTCTGGCCTCCAGGCCGATCCGGTACCTGCTCTTCGATGAGGTGGATAAATTTCCGACTAACGCCGGCAAGGAGGCTGACCCGCGGAGCTTAGCCCGTGAGCGGACGAAAACTTTTGCGCATAATAAGAAAATTTTCCAGACCTCAACACCGACAAGAAAGACCGGGCCAATTTGGCAAGAATGGGAAGCAGCTGATAGCCAGCTGCGTTTTTATGTTCCCTGCCCGCACTGCGGCCATAGCCAGACGCTGAGATTTAAACAGATAAAATGGCCCAAAACTGCCAAGACCCCGGAGGCTGTACAGGCTACGGCTCATTATGAGTGTGAGCAGTGCCGGGGGATCATCACCGACGGGCATAAGCCGGGCATGATCAAAGCCGGTAAATGGCAGTTTGAACGGAACAACGGGACAAGAAAGACGGCGTTTCATCTCAATGCTATATATTCCCCTTGGGTGCGTTTCGGTGATGTGGCCTATGAGTTCGTTAAGTCAAAAGACTTTCCGGAGTTGCTTATGAACTTTGTAAATTCGTGGCTTGCTGAGCCCTGGGAAAACACGGAAGTTAAAATGAACTCTGACAAGGTCCTGGAGCGGCAGAGCGTCTATGAAGACGGGACAGTCCCGGACGGAACACTACTGATAACGGCCGGCGTCGATGTCCAGAAGAATTGTTTTTACTATACGATTCGTGCCTGGGGCGCATCAATGACCAGCTGGAACATAGCCCACGGCATGGCCGAAACTTGGGACGAAGTCGAATACATTATGAACCTGCCATACAAAGGTAGGGATGGAAAGGATTATCAGGTAAATCTTTGTGCGGTCGACTCGGGTGACCGCACTGATGAAGTTTATGATTTCTGCGCTATCAATCAGGAGTGGGCAGTACCGGTTAAGGGCTCGTCAAATCCCCTGCTGTCCAGGTACAAGGTTACAACGATTGACAAGACGGATAGTAAGGCGTATGGCTTGAGGCTGTACCTGGTTGACGGCGGCCAGTACAAGGATATGATTGCCGGCCGGCTTAACCGTCCGAATGGTCCGGGCTCCTGGATGGTTTTTCAAGGTTGCGACCGTGACTACGCTGAACAGATATGCGCTGAAGAAAAGGTCCTGGAGAAAAAAGGCGGCCGGCAGGTTGAGGTATGGCGGCCGAAAAGCAGTCATGCTGCCAACCATTACCTTGATGCCGAAGTTTACGCGGCTCTGGCTGCTGACTTGCTGCACGTCAGATATCTTCAGCAACCCGAAATAGTTCCGCAACCGAGGCAGCCGGAAGGAGTTCCGGAGGGGATCAGCGCCGGCAAGCCGTGGCTGCCGCCACAGAAAGGTGAGTGGTTGAAATGACGACACAAGAACAGCTCGACCAGGTCAACGCGGCAATTGCCGCAATACTGGGCGGAGCTCAGGAATACAGCATCGGCAGCAGGCGCTTAAGAAGGCCGGACTTACAAGTTTTGTTTCAAGAGCGGAAGCGGCTTGAAACTGCACTGGCTGAAGCACTTGGATATACAACAGTAGTCGCTACGTTTGATCGGAGGTGATGACTATTTGAATTGGTTAGATAGAGCAATAGGATTTGTAAGCCCTTCATGGGGATACCGACGCAATGCCTGGAGACAAGCCATGAGGGGCTTTTATGATTCCGGAGACAGCGGCAGGCTAAACGCCGGCTGGACGCCGGTAAACGCTACAGCTGAACAGACGGATCAGCCACAGCGGGATATTATCCGGGCCAGAGCGAGGGACCTCGAACGGAACAGTGATGTTGCCGAGGCCATTATCGGGCCGCTTGAACGCAATGTAGTCGGTACGGGGATAAAGGTCCAGGCAAAAATTAAAAACCCTGACGGCACTACTGACAACGATGAATTGAACCAGCAGATTGAAGACCTTTGGGGTGAGTGGTGCCGGGCTAGAAACTGTGATGTGGCAGGTCTGCAGTCCTTTGCCGAAATGCAGCGTATGGCAATACGGCGCCTGTTGGTTGACGGCGGGATCATGTTTGTCAAGGCCTATACAAAAGGCAGCACCGTACCGTTTAGCTTGCAGCCCAGGGAAGTTGACGAGCTGGATACATCAATCAATTACCTCCCTGGTTTGGGGAGGAACCGAGTTTGGAACGGGATAGAGCTTGACGAGTATAACAAGCCCTTAGCCTATTGGCTGAAAAAATATACACCGGACGGCTTTTGGACAGGCCAATCAGAACGGGTAGAGGCGCAGCGGATAATATTTCTGTGGCAGAAAAACAGACCGACACAGATCCGGGAGATGTCTCCTTTGGCAAGGACAGCTCCCAGGGTCCGGGACGTAAACGAGTTTGTTGAGGCCGTGAGTGTAAAAGAAAGGATCCTGGCCTGCCTGTCAGTGTTTATCACGAAGCAGAGCCCATCCGGAAATACGGGCAGGGGAATACATAGTGGGTCAACCGACACCCAAAGCGGGTACCAGCAGCAGACCATGTCCCCGGGGATGATCAGAGAACTGCAGCCTGGGGAGAGCATAACAGCGGTTACTCCTTCAGGACAGGCTACAAGCGCAAAAGATTTTATATCGACACAGCAGAGACTTGCAGCCGCTGGACTGGGAATATCATACGAAGCCGCTTCCAGGGATATGTCGCAGGTCAATTACAGCAGTGCCCGGCAGGGGCTGCTTGAAGACCAGCGGACTTACGCTATCTGGCAGCAGTTTTTAATCGACCATTTTTGCATGGAGGTATACACCGAGTTTGTTATATCGGCTGTACTTGCCGGCCAACTTGTAATTCCGGATTTCTGGCAGGACAAGCGGAGGTATTTAAAGCATGTTTGGATACCTCCGGGGTGGAGTTGGATCGACCCGCTCAAAGAGGTTAACGCCAATACCAAAGCCTTGCAGACTGGACAGGATACGCTTGCCAGGTTGTGCGCCGAACGTGGAGAGGATTGGCGGGATGTCTTGAAACAAAGGGCGGCAGAAATGGACATGGCCAAGGAGCTGGGCTTAGATATTTCAGGGCAGACGGGAGGTGGTGCACAAAATGCCACAGCGCAACAAACCCAAAGCGGGGATACAGGAACCCAGAACAGCGGCGATTGAGTTTCGAGCAGTTGAAGAAAATCCGAATCAAGTTGAGTTGTCGTTCTCTTCAGAGTATGCCGTCCCCAGGTGGTTCGGCTCCGAAATACTCACTCATGAAGCTGGCGCCGTTAACTTCGACAGGTTAATGACTGTCGGAACTGTCCTGTTCGCTCATGGCCGGGATGTCAAACATGGCAAAATGCCTATTGCCCGTATCGAAAAAGCCTGGCTGGATATTGAACAGCGCAAAGGAAGGGCTGTGATTGAATTTGACGGAGATGAGGACAGCCAAAAGGTACGGGATAAGCTTCTTGGCGGCTCAATCAAAGGCGTATCCTTCGGCTACAGTGTCGACAGCTGGGAAGAAGTAATGCCCGGCAAAACGTCAAGTAACGGCAGATTCGTAGGCCCCGCATATGTGGCCCTGAAGTGGGAGCCGATTGAGATAAGTATTGAACCTGTTCCGGCAGATCCCACGGTCGGGCCGGGCAGGGGAGCGGAACAGGCTGAAACAGAACAAAGCGCCGAAACAGGCGCTTATTTTATTAGCCTCGCTCAGAGGCAACTACAAGTCAATAAAAACTATCTATAGGGGGTTGAAAAGTGAACAAGAAAGAAGAGCTCAAAAGGAAATTAGCAAGGCAGCAGGAGATCATAAACAGCGCCAAAGCTGCAGGCCGTGATATGTCTGCAGAAGAGCAGACGGAATTTGACGGGCTGCAGCGGGACATTGATACCCTGAAAGTAGCGATTGCAGACGAGGAAAGAGAGATTACAGCCCAGTCCGACACCGACAGAGCGGTTAAGGCTGAAAGGCAACGGGTAAGTGACATCACTGCCCTGTGCCGGGAGTTCGAGATTGATCCCAAAGACCATATCGACAGCGGCGCTGGCATTGATACGGTCAGGGCTGCGGTAATCGAAAAACTGACGAGGGATAAAGGTCCTGTCGTGGTTAGCGTTGTAAGAGAAGAGGCTGACAAGTTCAGGGCGGCAGCGTCCGACGGCATTCTCCTGCGTGCTGGTAAAGTAATCGAAAAACCCGCTCCCGGAGCAACTGACCTGCGGGGTATGCGGCTGCGTGACCTGGCCGTTGATTGTGTTTTACGCAAAGGCAGGGCTAACGCTCACTGGCTGGATGATGATGCACTTTTCCGTGAGGCACTGACTCCTGATAGCCAGTTTTCCGGTATTTTGGATAACACAGTCAATAAATCCATGGCACAGGCATACCGGGCAGCGGCCACAACTTACCAGGCATGGACGAGTCGGGGAAGTCTCGTAGACTTTAAGGCGACAAAAATATATCAAATCTCTGAAGCCGGTGAGCTGGAAGAAATGACGCAATCCGGTGAGTTCAAGTTCGATGGAGTACAGGACCAGGGCGTTTCGCGTATCCTGGCTACGTTTGGACGCAGCTGGGGATTTACCCGGCAGGCGTTGATCAACGACGACCTTGGGATGTTGGTCAGAGTACCGGAAGCTTATGTCAGGGCCTCTGCCCGCGGCATTAACAAGCTGGTCTATAAGCAGCTTAATGATAATGTCACGATATACGACACCAAGGCCCTTTTTCATACTGACCACGGCAACCTTGCGGGTACCGGGGATTACATCGGGACAAGTACAGTCAGTGCCGGACGCACGGCTATGAGGAAGCAGACAAACCTTCGTGGACTGGAAACGCTGAACATCGCGCCTTCGTTCCTGCTGGTGCCGGCGGCCCTAGAAACTGATTCTCAACAGTTCCTGTGGTCAATTGCCGATCCGGCTGGGGACCATTCCGGCGTTGCTAACGTATTCCGGAACGCTCTATCCCTTGTCGTTGACGCTGAGATCGATACGACCCACGAATACGCTTGGTACCTGGCGGCTGCTCCCGGAGACATCGACACAATCGAAGTGGCCTTTCTCAACGGCAATGACATGCCGAAGCTTGAAAGCCAGGTCGGTTTTGACTTCCTCGGGATCAAGTGGCGCATCTTTATCGACTACGGTGTGACCGTGATTGACTACCGTGGTCTGTACTGCAACCCCGGCAAGGCTGCGTCCTAAAGCCGGATAAGATAAACTAATCAAGGAGGATAAGAACATATGTTCGTGCAAGATGGTAAAACAATTGACTATGTAAACGGCGGCTCTGCTATTGCTTACGGCGATGTCGTTCCGCTGACAAATGGTATCGGTATCGCCGGTGAAGCGATTGCCGCATCCGCTACAGGCTCGGTGCACCTGGAGGGTGTTTGGGAGCTGGCGGCAATAAATTCTGTGGCGTTCGCCGTAGGTGACCGGCTTTTCTGGGATGCTACGAATGAGGAACTTACGAAGGTATCAGCAGAAAATACACCTGCCGGAATATGTGTAGAAGCTAAACTAACAGCCGGTACGACTGCAAAAGTGAAGCTTGACGGCTCGGCTATTGAAGCGGCCGGGCAGTTTGTCAAGGGATCCCGGTTTACGGTAGGGTATCCCCAGGTGGCGGCTGCTGATGTCGCCAAGACCTTCTTCATTGCTCCTGCTCCTTGCAAAGTTATCAGTGCATATGAACGTCATGTAACCGTAGCCGGCCAGGCCGGTACCCTGACAATTGAGAAGCTGAACACCGGAGAAGCTCCCGGCGCCGGTGACGTTGTACTGGCGGCTGCTTGGGACTTAACCAGTGCTGCAAACACACCTGTAAGCAAAGATGCTGTCAGCGACGGCAAAGAAGAGCTTGTGGCCGGTGACGCGCTCTGTTTGAAGCTTGCTTCTGGGGCTGCAACGTCTTACGCACTAGGTACCATCACAGTGACCTTGGAATGGATGTAACATGGCCGGGTTCAAAGACCAGATAGCTGAGGATCTGGATGTCTTTGTTAACCTGGATGAGTTTGCGGAGGAACATGTAATTGACGGCCGCATGCTCTCCGTGGTTATTGACAGGGACCAGCTAAAAAAACGGACACAGGCAGAATACGGCAGCGAATATGACGGCATCAGCATAGGTGAGATTTTGTACTACGTAAAGGCTGAAGATTTTGGGGAGCGTCCTGAAGAGGGCACTCCTCAAATTTTTGACGGCCGGCAGATGTACGTCATCGATTGTAAAGAGGACATGGGCGTCTATGAAATCATCCTGGGGCAGAACCGGGGGTATTAGCCGTGACAAAAGGCACGATATACTTGGACACCAAACAGATTGACCGGCTGGTAAAAGAGCTGAAAGGCTTTGAAAGCGAATTATCCGAGGCCACTTATGCGGCACTGACCAGGACTATGGATCATGTCAAGGCAAAAACGGCTCAGTTAGTCAGCAAAGAATACTCAGTCAAGAGCAGTTTCGTAAAAAGCTTATATAAGCCGGACGGTAAGAGTAGCGGGAATCGTATACGGAATATGGGCCTGCTGATTGTTGGCCGCACCTTGACGCTGGCCCGGTTCCCGCATTCACCAATGAAACCCAGGAAGGGCAAATATGCGGTAAAAGTTGCGATCAAAAGAGGGGAAGGCAGGAAGGCGATAACAACCAAGCCCCTGCCTTTCATTGCATCAACCGGGGCCAAATCTGAGGGTAAAATCCAGTATAACGTCTTTGTCCGGCTGGGCAAAAAGCGGCTGCCGATTAAGCCTTTGTATACGTTATCCGTCCCTCAGATGGTCACTATCAAAAAAGTGGTCGATCAGATTCAGGAGGCGGCAAATAATAAGCTCTCAGAACGATTGGAACACGAAATTATTTACCGGATGACCAAAATAAAAATACCAAAGAGGTAAACAATATGTCAACCGTTGCAGTCCTGGAGGAAATCCGGGATTTTTTATTGGCAAAAGTATCTCCTGAAATACTGCTTCAGCAGTCGAATGATAAAAATGTCCAGGCGTATGATCTGGCTAATCCAAACGTCTTTATTGGCTGGATACCCCCGAATGGCTATTTACCTGAAGGGATGGATTCAGCTATTCCTTGCTTGATTGTAGGGATGGATGAGGCTGCAGACGACGGAGAAGAAGGCCAATACAATATCCGGATTTCAGCAGCAGTATTCAGCCCTGGCCTGCATGAGCCAGACGAGGACTGCGTTAAATACACCCCTGATTTTCAGGGGTACCTTGACCTGCTGAACCTGATCGACAGGACAAAGGCGGAACTGCTGAAAAATAGAATCGTTTCTCCCCCTGTAAAGTGGGGGATGTACCAGGAACAGCCTTATCCGTACTGGTACGGATGGATTACATTTTCGACCGGGGGGCGGAGTTATCCACCCTCGGAAATCGTGAAGGAATACCTATAGGAAGGTGGTCAGATAATGCCATACAAACACGGCGCATTTGCTGATTTACTTGCCACTAAAGACTTTGTTCCGCCTTCGGGCGTATCGACATTACCGGTGTATTTTGGCCGGCTGCCGGTCCACCAGCTGGCGGATTACAGCGACAAGATTAATCAGCCGATCCTTGTATCCAGCTTCAACGATGCAGTCTCGAAATGCGGCTACAATGATGATAACTGGGCCGATTTTGACCTTTGTGAAGCAATATACGCGCACTTCAAAAACGACATTCAGCCGATTGGCCCTATCGTGCTGATCAATGTCTTAGATCCGGATACGCATCAAACAGCCGATCAGTCGGAAAGCGTAACCCTGACAAACGGCAAAGGCTATATCGACAACGATAAAGTGATCTTAAAAACGGTTGCAATATCCGGAAAAGTTAACGGCACTGACTATACGGCAGAATATACCGCCGATGGAAGCCAAGTCCTCATAACAGTTTTAACAACCGTTTCCTCACCTGCGACGGTTACGTTTGAC